AGTCGAATTGAAGCGTTTATTGTCCAAGAAGTCAAAGAATTAATTGAAGAAAGACAAGACGGATTTATCGACTTTGAAAAAGACGTTGAAGAAATTGAAAGAATCGAAAAATTAGAAAGAGAATGGAAATCATAAACGAAATAACACATCTTAGACGGATGATTTATTTGTATAAGTATCCAGCTAACAAACAAGAGTTTGAAAGGGCGAGAAAGCACCTTAATAAAGTGCATAAGCAATACGGAACAATAGACATTTGTTCCATTCAAGAATTAATAAAATAAAGTTTATAAGAATTGCATAATTTGTTTATATTATGTATATTCGTTAAAAATTAATTAAGAAACTATGTATAAAATCAAACAAATGACAAGTCCAGCAAGTGGAAACCCTGTCGCAAATCAATTTGAAATTTACACCCCTAAGGGCGTTTATTTTCAATCCTACGATAGTATAATTGCTCTTGTAGATAATAAGCGTAATATTATTTTAGATGAATATTATCACGACTATTCAAGAACGACAAGCAAATATCTAACAAAATTTTTAGGCTTGAACACACAAGAGAGAAAAAACCAAATAAAGAACAAAAAAATAAAACTAAAAAACTTAAATAAATAACTATGAAATACTTAACAGAGAAACAAATTGTTGATTATGCGAAGTGGGTCTATAACGAATGTGATGACCCAATTTCTGAGATAGAATGGTTAGTGCAACAAATACTTGACACTAAAAATAATAAAACAGAAATCATAAAAGATTTTACCGAAAGTGTAAACTTAAATAATAACTAAAATGATGAACTTAAATAAAATTGAAAAACGACTCCAGCTACACGCTGAAACAGAAATTAAAGAAATTGTAGAAAATTTTATGAATGACATTGACACTAATTTATTAGACAAATATGGGGGTGCAAGTGATTATGTACATTTAAAACTTAATGACTCTGTGTATTCTCAAAGTATTCAAAAATTTGAAACAATGTTAATCTGTATGTTGAAAAAAAGACATTTAGAGGCAATGGTAGAGGTAAAATCAAAAGAATTAATCAAAAAACTAGATTTAATATGAAAGAAAAAAGAATAGATCAAAAACTAAAAGTTACCAGCATAAGGTACTTTGAAACTCGCAGGGGTTTGGGTTATGAATGCAAAACCAATTACAAAAGTGTTGTCATTTGGAATGACGGCAATGGTGGTGGGACGTTCATTGAGCCTAATAAAGGTATATTTCCGTTCAGAGATTTGACCGATTCCCAGCTGGAAAATCTAATTGACAACTACGAATTTAATAATAAAAAATTTAAAACTATATAATATGAAAAACAATTTTCAACTAAAAGCAACAAGAGTTTCTGATTTTGATATGGTAGGCGATGAACATTATGGGGATGTACCTTATGGAGTTTGTTTAGATGTATATTGTCAATGTGGAGAATTTTTAGAATGTGGGACGGATTGGTCTTATTTTAAAACCGAAAAAGAAGCAGAGGATTTCTGCGAAGAATTTAATAATAAAAACTTTAAAACTATATAATATGGCAAATCATTGTTGGAATTGGATACAATTCTCAGGTAAAGGAAAAAAGGGGTGTAAATCTCTTAACAAATTAGTTGATAGGTTGAAAACCTATGAAGAAACAGATTATTTAGCAGAATGGGGAGATTATATACTCGACAAGGGTAAGATAGGAGATTCTATTGAAATTTTAAACAAAAGGCACGACAATGATTGTGGATATGTATATGGCTCAAGGTGGTTTGATTTCAATATTGATGACGATATACAAGGAGAACACCCTATCATCACAATATTGGGGGATTCTGCTTGGTCGCCTATGTGTCCACTTGTGGGAGAGATATGTAAGCATTACGGCTTAAGCGGAGAAATTGAATATGAAGAGCCAGGATGCGACTTTGCTGGTCGCCAAGCGTTTAATGATAAAGGCATACTAATTGAAAATATAGATGTAACCTATCACGAATGGCGTTACATAGACGATAGAAGATATTGGTTTGAAGATGTGCGTTATGGCTACGAGGGTTGTGATGATGAAGATTGCACCATAGAGCAATTAACAAAGGATCATTCCTACGCTTCTGAATCAGACATTAAAGAACTAAGAGAATTAATACTTGATATGAACGCTGAAACCTTAAAAGAACAACAAAATGAATCATAAATTATCCAATCAACAATTTGTATCTCTTGTAGATTTCAAAGATGCAAGAATCGAAGCACTAATTAGTGAGAATGATAAAATTAAAAAAGAAAATGCTAAGCTAAAAGCATTTGTTAAAAAAAGTAACGGCTCGTTAGAATGGTGGTCGCTTTACGGAGCGTGTGTGTCCACTAACAAACCTAATGCTGATAATTTTGCATGTCAATATGCAGACGAACAAATGGGTTTATTGACTGATAATGGATTAAGTGCTGAGGAAGTGAGGGAATACTATTTAAATTCTGGCTTTCCAGAATACGAGGAAGAGCCTTATACATCTTACACAAATGCAGATTGGATAGAATGTGCTAACGAAAATGATTTGGAAAGATGAATATTAACGAAAGAGAACGTAGAAAAGTGATTATAAGCACAATTCTGCACTTAAAATCTAAAGTCAAACAAACTCCTTCAATAATTAAACAGATTAAGGAGTTACAACAAAAATTATAAAATGGGATATAGAAGTGAAGTATTTATTGGCGTACCAGCCGACAGAAAGCAAGAGCTGGAAGAGTTAATTGATGGTATGTTGCAGTTAGAAAAAGAAAACAAAGATATAGCCATCTATTATGGAGATTGGCTTAAATGGTACAAAGGCAACTATAAAGAGGTAGATCAAATTATTGATTTGATTGAGAACTTAGTAGCTATCGAGGATGATGCATTTATTGTGGCTCTTGGCGAAGATGGGGCAATACATAGCGCTGTGGGGGATTACGAGGAGTGGGTAGATATTCGTTTGGAAATAAATATAGATATATGAAAATAATTAAAGAAAAGAAAATCAAACTAAAAACCTATGTTGTTGAATATTGGTTTTTAGTATTTATTGACGGCGAAGATATGGGTTATGATTTTGAGCAAGTTGAAGTTAATGCTATTAGCTCATCATCTGCTATCAGAAAGGTAAAAGACAATCTACAACAAGATTTCCCCCACACTTTAAATGCAAAAAATTTTAAAGTTATTAGGTATTTCCGTAATTAATTACTAAGTTTACAAACTAAAATTAAATAAAATATAATAAAGTTATGTACTACAATCTATTAAATCATCTTAATCAAAAACCCAGCGAATTAGAGCTAATTCATATGGAAAAATGCACTTTAATTATTAACCAAAGCCACCAAGAGAATGAGTAAATACGAAAAAAACCTTAAAGGGTGTGCTTGGGCGGGGATATTTTTAATATCTCTTTTTTTTGCACATTTAGTTTATGAATTTATATTGTGGTTGTTATGATGGATTGGAAAGAAAACAATACGGGAGGTATTGTATTTGTGGAAACACCTGAATATTATAACGGGGACAATAACTATACTGCTCGTGAAGTTGTAGAAAACTTTGATCTTAATTATAACTTAGGAACTGCTTGTACTTACATTTTAAGAGCGTACCGAAAGCACTCATCTCCAAACGAAGACTTACAGAAAGCAATTAATCACTTACAATTTGAATTAAATAAACTAAACAAGAAATGAAAAAAGAAATATTCGATAGCTACGCAAAAAAAGTAGCCAAACAATTTCACCTAACTTTAGATGAAATGTTCACAACAACAAGGCGTAGAGATGTGGTAGATGCCAGGCAGATGCTTTATTATCTTTGTATGGAAAGGCCAATAAGAATTTCCTATATAAAAAGATTTTTAGAGCAATATGGCTTTAGCGTTACGCATTCGACTATAATTCATGGATACAACAAAGCGAAAGAATTAATCCAGCAAGACATAGATGTAAAAGAACTTGTTTCTGAACTCCTTAATAATGATTAAAAAAAAATTTTCTTTAAACGAAATATTTAATCAAGCAATCAACAAGACTAATGCAGTTGTTACCAATATGCCCCTTGGCATAAATGCTATATACTTAGGTATTAAGATTCAAAAGTTTGAAGATCAAATTCAAATATTAGATTTAAATAAAGGCGGAAGCTACTATAAGTTAATTGACCCAGCTCATTATCAAGTTTTTTATGATTATGGCTGGAAAATTGGTTGTTTGAGAATGGCTATCTATAATTGTGTTTACAAGCTAGAGCTGGTTGAAGAAAGAATAAAAACTGAAGTCAATACTAGAAAAAATGACAAGCATATACAGAATTTAAAAAACAAAAGAGAAAAACTTTTACAAAAACATTACGCATACAATAATAAATTAAATCAAATACAAAAACAAAATGAAAAACTACTTTGAAGAATTGGCAAAAGTCAATGTTAAGGACAAAATCGAAAAAAAAGGAAACTTTAATTATTTGTCTTGGGCAAACGCCTGGGCAATGATTAAAATGAAATACCCAAATACTCAGCGAATAGTTTATGAATCAGAGCATACGGGTTTAAATTTTTTTACTGACGGCACTACTGCATATGTTAAGGTTGGGGTAACTGTGAATGGAATTGAGCATATTGATTATTTACCGATTATGGACTATAGAAACAAAAGCATAACTATTGATAAGATTACGTCTATGGACGTAAACACTGCAATACAAAGATCTACTGCTAAGGCAGTTGCTATGCATGGTTTAGGCTTATCTCTATGGGTAGGAGAGGATATAACACAAGTCATCACGCCCAGCGCTCCAATCATTAAAAAAACCAGCACTACATATACTTTAAAAATAGGAGATGATAATTGGACAAAAGTATTGACTTATGTTTCTAAAAACAAAAAAATAGGTTTAGAGCAAATTGTCAAAAACCTATCTACAAAATACAAAGTAACTAAATCGGTTAAGGATGCTATTAATAAAAAAATAAATGAGTAAAGATATTTTAGATAAATTAAAGGATGATAAAAATTATTATGGAGATTTTGGTAAACAATTCTTATCTAATTCGGACATAATAAAGCTACTAAAAGACCCATCGTCTTTTAGACAACCACAAGAACAGACAAAGCCAATGCTTGAGGGGAGATATTTTCACACAAAAATGCTTGAGCCTGACAAATTAGATGAGTTTACAATTTTAGATGTATCTTCAAGAACTACAAAGATTTTTAAAGAACTTGATGAAGACGTAAAACCTAATGTATTACTACAAAAAGAAAAAGATCATTTAGATTTTTTAGTAAACAAGATGTCATCAAATATGGAGTTGTGTGATTTAATTTACGCAGAAAACAATGAGTTTGAAGTTCCAGGACTTTGTGAAATTATGAGCGAAAAATGGAAAGGTAAAGCTGATATTATAAATAAAGTTGATGATTTAATTATTGACATCAAAACAAGTTCTGATATCGATAAATTTTTGTACAGTGCAAAATCATATAATTATGATTCACAAGCATATATATACCAGCGTATGTTTAATAGACCCTTAATTTTTATAGTAATAGATAAACGCAACGGAAGATTAAAAATAGCAGACTGCTCTCCTTCATTTATTGAGTCGGGTAAAGAAAAAGTTGAAAAAGCGATTGATGTTTATCATAAATTTTTTAGTGATGAAAAAACTGAAGACATTAATTCTTACATTTTTAAAGAAACATTATAGCTTAGCTAATAATCAAAAAAATTTATGGATGCAAGTTCCAAGCATCTGTAAAACTAGGCGTGATAAAGATGAAATTATCATGACTATGATTGAACATTTGGAGCAAAACATTAAAATAAAGTAACTATGAGTAATTACGAAACAAAGCCTGGGAGTTTTTCATTATTTAAAAACGAAAACAAAAATGATGATAACAACCAGCCACACTACAAAGGAAATGGGAAAGACATTAATGGAAATGACTTTCAAGTTTCTGCGTGGTTGACTACAAGTAAAAATGGTGTAAAGTATTTCTCTTGTAAAATGCAAGAGCCATACAATAACGAAAACAAAGCACCAGCAAAAACAAACGATCCTGTCTCCGTTGATAGTAAAGAGGACACCGGTTTACCGTTTTAACCACCCAACCTGAAGTTATTGAAAGGGAGTCATTGCTCCCTTTCTTTAGCTTTTTTTTTGTGTCAAATGACGATTAATATACTATATTAGTCAAGGCATAGCAATATGCTTCAATTATTTTTTATTTATATATATATTCTATTATATTATTGACATTATCGACATAATAATATATAAATAACTAATTATCAGTAAATTATATTTAATAAAATCAACATTAAATCAACATAAAATGGACATAACCATATTCCAGGATATAAAAAAAACATCCCAACCTTTCTATAGAAGTGTAAACCTAGTGCTTAAAAGAATACAAGATGGGGCATCTAAAGATATAGTTAAAAAAATTAGAGCAGAAAAAGATAAGAGCAATAGAAACATATTAAAGCAAAAACTTCCAGCCATTTGCTTCAGCGGTAAATTTACCAAAAGGAGCGATAAAGCTATTAAAGAGCATAGCGGATTAATTTGTTTAGATTTTGATGGTTACAAAACTAATCGTGATATGTTGCAAGAAAAAGAAAAACTATCAAAGGATAAGTTTATTTATTCTGTATTTATATCTCCCAGCGGTAATGGTCTTAAGGCCTTGGTTAAAATACCTACTTCAACTGAAAATCATAAAAATTATTTTCTCAGCCTTCAAACTTATTTTAATAGCGAATACTTTGATAAGACTTGCAAAAACATATCAAGAGTTTGCTATGAATCATATGACCCCTTAATTTATGTTAACGCTCAGTCGAGTTTATGGGATAAAATTCAAGAGCAAGAGTTTACTGAGGTTACAAAGCACTCAGACATACCTACTATTCCCGTAACGGATGAAAACAAAATAGTAGATATTTTAGTTAAATGGTGGCAAAAAAAATACCCAATGATGGAGGGAGAGCGAAATAATAATGTTTATGTTTTAGCATCTGCATTTAATGATTTTGGTATTAATCAATCTTTAGCTGAATTTGTTTTAGGTAATTACCAAACTAAGTCATTTAATCAAACAGAAATAAAAAGAACTATACAATCAGCATACGCTCAAAAGCAAAACTTTGGCACGAAATACTATGAAGATGCTGATAGAGTCAATAACATAAAGATTAAATTAAAACGAGGCGTACCAAAAAAAGAAATTAGATCTCAATTAGTCGAGTCAGATATTGAGGTCAGCACAGTTGACAATGTATTGGCTCGTTTAGATGAAGAGAATGCCAACAATCAATTTTGGACTAAGAACGATAAAGGTGTAATAAAAATTGTACATATTTTATTTAAACAGTTTTTAGAAGAAAACGGATTCTACAAATTTAATCCTGAAGGAAGTAAAAATTATGTGTTTGTAAAAGTAACTAACAACCTTATTGACCATACTTCTGAAAAGGAAATAAAAGATTTTATTTTAAACTATCTTTTAGAAATAGACGACTTAAGTGTTTACAATTATTTTGCTGAACATACTAGGTATTTCAGAGAGGAGTTTTTAACACTTTTATCATCAATCGCAGTGTACTTTATTGAAGACACCAAATCTAGCGCCTATTTATATTATAAAAATTGTGCCGTTAAGGTAACACACGATGAGGTTGTGAAAATTGATTACTTAGATTTAGGTGGTTATGTATGGAAAGATCATGTAATAGACAGAGAGTTTAGTAGTTGTGATAGTGGAGATTGCGATTATAAGCAATTTGTTTCAAACATTTGCGGAAAAATAGAAAGCAGAACAAATTCTATGCGTTCTACTATTGGCTATCTCTTACACGCTTGGAAAAATTTATCATATTGTCCAGCTACAATACTTAATGATGAAGTAATATCAGATAATCCAGAGGGAGGGACGGGCAAAGGTTTGTTTATGAACGCTCTATCTCATATGAAAAAATTAGTTGTCATAGATGGCAAGTCATTTAATTTTGAAAAGAGTTTTGCATACCAGCTGGTATCTGCGGATACACAAATATTATGTTTTGATGATGTAAAAAAACATTTTGACTTTGAAAGATTATTTAGTGTAGTAACTGAGGGATTAACTTTAGAAAAGAAAAATAAAGATGCAATCAAGATACCATTTAGTAAAAGCCCTAAAGTAACTATAACCACAAATTATGCCATAAAAGGTAAAGGTTCATCATTTGAAAGAAGAAAGTGGGAGTTAGAATTAACACAGTTCTATACTAAGGACTTTACACCTTTGAAAGAATTTGGCAAACTTATGTTTGGAGAGTGGGATGACTTAGAGTGGTGTAGGTTTGACAACTATATGATAGAGTGCCTACAAATGTATATGAAGTTTGGTTTGATTAAAAGTGAATTTGTAAACTTACGAATCAGACAACTTTCGGCAGAAACTTGCCACGAGTTTTTAGAGTGGAGCGGATTGATTGGCGAAGGCGGACAAAACGAGAAACTAAAGCCAGGTGGTAAAATTTATAAAAACGATTTGTATTTAGACTTTTGCGATGACAATCCTGACTTTGCGCCTAAGTCAAAATTTACCGTATCAAGAACAAGATATTATAAATGGCTGGTTGCATACTCGGTATACAAATATAATTGTAACCCCGAAGAAGGGCGTGATGCTGGAGGAAGATGGGTGAGATTTAGAAATAAACACGAATTAGAAACAAACGGCTCACTTGAATTTTAATGCAGTTTAGGGAATATCAAAAAGAAATAATAAATAAAGCATTGCCTCTGTTGAAAAAAGATAAATTTGTTTATCTTGCGATGGAGGTTAGAACCGGAAAGACGCTTACGAGCTTGGGTGTTAGTATGCTTCTGCCGGTTCAGAACCTCTTGTTTATTACCAAAAAAAAAGCAATTAGTAGTGTTCAAGACGACTACAAACTATTAAACCCATCATATAATCTTACGACTATAAATTATGAATCCCTACATAAGGTAGCCCCAAGGGGATGGGATATGGTTGTGTGTGATGAGGCTCATGGCCTAGGGGCGTTTCCCAAAAGAAACAAAAGATCAAAAACGGTCAAGTCTTTAATATCTGAGAACAATCCTTATGTAATTTTTTTGTCTGGCACACCTACGCCAGAATCTTATTCTCAAATGTATCATCAAGTTTCTGTATTAAACAAAAATCCTTTCTCGGAGTATAAAACATTTTATAAGTTTGCTAAAAAATTTGTAAACATAAAGCAACGTAAAATTAATAGCCTTCTTATAAATGATTATAGTCAAGGCTTAGACTCTATTATAGACCAAATGAAACCTCACACAATTTCTTACACTCAAAAAGAGGCTGGGTTTAAAATAAAAACAAAAGAACACACCCTTGTAGTTGAAATGTCTGAGCTAACTTATAAGTTAACTAATAAATTAAAAAAACATTTGGTGGTTGAAGGCAACCCAAATATAATTTTAGCAGACACTCCCGTAAAACTTATGATGAAGCTTCACCAAATGTATTCAGGTACAGTAAAGTTTGAGTCGGGTGAATCAATGGTGCTAGACTACTCTAAGGCAGAGTATATTTATAAAAAATTTAAGCATAAAAAAATAGGAATATTTTATAAATTTAAAGAAGAATACAATGCGTTGAAAGAAGTTTATGGAACACAACTTTGCAACACACTTGAAGAATTTTGTAACTCAAATAAAAGTATAGCACTACAAATTGTTAGTGGTAGAGAGGGAATATCACTAAAGGATGCTGACTGCTTAGTGTATTACAATATAGATTTTTCAGCAACCAGCTATTGGCAGTCTAGAGATAGAATGACTACCAAAGAGAGAACAGAAAGTGATGTGTATTGGGTGTTTGCAAGGGGTGGTATTGAAAGCGAAATTTATAAAGCTGTTACCAAAAAGAAAGATTATACATTAAAACATTTTAAAAGAGATTTATTAACTTTATAAAATATTATGGTAGTAGAATTAGACCCGAAAGAGGTAGAGCTTTGCGAGTATATTGGAGAACTTAGATCAAGTATAGCCAGGCAAAACAATGTGAGGGATGCAAAAATAGGAGACCATGATGGGGTAAGCGCAGATATTCAGGGGTTCAAGGCTGAGTATGCGTTTGCTAAACAAAATAATTTATTTCCTGACTTTGGTTTATCCCCTAGAAGTGGTAGTGCTGATGGAGTAACAAAAAACGGAAGTAGGTATGATATAAAATCTACCAGCCATAGGTATGGTAACTTATTATCTACATTGAAAGCTAATCAAGATATTGATATATATGTATTAGCTTATGTGGATAAAAATAAAATTGAGTTTATTGGATGGGCGACTAAAGAAGAACTCATTAATAAAAAAAATATTAAAAATTTAGGTCATGGGTCTGGATATTTTCTCAGCCGATACAACCTTCATAAATTTTAATATGACAGAACAACAAATACAGAACAAAAGAATAAAGGAGCTGGAGTTAGAGGGTTACTATGTTATAAAGCTCAAGCTAACAAATAAAAATGGTATACCCGATTTAATTGCTTTGCCTAAAAATTGTAATGTTTTGTTTTCAGAAATAAAAAAACCAGGAGGTAAGCTTTCAGAGCTTCAAAAGTACAGGATAAAAGAGTTAAAAAAATATGGATTTCAAACCGAAGTATATAAAGGATAATGGATATGATGTGGCTGACGAATACCTGGAGGCTTTAGATGATATGGATTTTGAGTTGTCATTAATAATATCAAATTATATAGACAAACATGTTATAGATATAAAACCAACAATTCATACTACACATGTTATAGGTGGAATAGTTAAGCACAATAATGAGTCTGTGCCATTCGCCTTAGAAATAATAAAAGAAAGAGGTTCGTTTTTAATTCTATCAGACATATGTTTAATCACAATAAATGAGTACCTTGATTTAATTAATTTAAATTTATACATAAAACAAAATGTTAAAAGCGACAAGAAGAAGAAAAATATTAAAACTGTATACTGAAAACCCAGAAATTGCTTATGAGCAAATTGCTCTGTTGGCAGATTGTAGCGAAACCTATGTAACGCAATGCATAAGGAATTATCATATCGACCAAGTTTCTTATTATAATTTTTGCTTAGCACCCAGCCTAGCTGATCCTGATGTTTATTTTTTATTTAGTGATAACGGCGTTGAGAAGGTTTTAAAATTTAAAAACAATATCGTGTACCCTCAGCACGAATTAACACCTTTAGAAGAGCTTTATATTAGCTTAAACCTTAGCAGAAACATAGGGTTCGAGAAAAAAAATTTTTTTATATGATTTTTTTTAGTATATTTATGACAATGACAATACTATTACGCTCAATGGATTAATGGCTTCTAAAATTTCACCGAACGACATTCAAGCTATAAAGCACATAACTTATGTTGCCGATGAAATGCACGACCTCACTAACGAACTCTACGAAGACCTCATGGAAAGAGACCATGAAGAAGCAAAAATAAAAGCCACAAATATTATATCCATACTTAATGAGTTAATTTACGCATTAACAGATGAAGTATAATTTTGACGAAATAAGACCAAGGCTATCAGGTAACAAGCGCAAAGCGTTTGAGAATTTAAATAAAAAGGAGCGAAGGATACTCGTAATAGGAGATCTTCACGCTCCTTTTACTTTAGAGGGATACCTAGAACATTGCCAGGAAGTTTACGCTAAGTTTAATTGTAATCAAGTAATTTACATTGGAGACATTTTAGATAATCACGCATTTTCATACCATGAGCCAGATCCGTCTGGGCTTTCGGCGGGGAATGAGCTTAAGCTAGCTAAAAAGTTTGTAAAAAAATGGTACAGAGCTTTCCCGGTAGCAGATGTTTTAATCGGAAATCATGACCGTATGGCTGCAAGGAAGGCTATGACCGGTGGTGTGCCTTCAGCTTGGATTAAGTCTTATAATGATGTGTTGGGTACACCTAAGTGGAATTGGATTGAAACCATAGTTTACGACAATGTTCTTTACGAGCATGGAGAAGGTGGTCAAGCAAAGACTAAGGCAAAAAACAATATGATGTCTAGTGTATGTGGGCATACTCATACTGAGTCATACGTTCATTGGTTTGTGGGTAAAAAGTTTCGAGTTTTTGGAATGCAGATTGGCTGCGGCGTTGATGCTAAAAGTTATGCAGCAGCTTACGCTCGCAACTTTAAAAAACAAGCTATAGCTTGTGGTGTAGTTATAGGTGGGCATACAGCTATAAACTGCATGATGGATTTAAATTAAGTGAAGGGCCTTGCATTTTGCCCAATGAATTTCAGCACACTTGCTGTAGTCTTCTAATTTTTCAAAATACTCCCTAACATAATCATAAACCCCGTCTTCCATAGGCACAACTGGAATTGTTGGATTAAAAACAAAGTGAACCTCCTCATCCCTATCTAGCATTTGATGGAAAGTCTCTTTCCCAGTTAATATCTTATAACTGTTCATCATACATTTATGTTGGTTAAAACTATTCATTAGTATTCACTTGGGTCAAAGTCATCTTCTTCAAAGTATTCATCTTCAAAAGAATCGTTTGCTTGTTCTCTCAGCTCTCTTCTGTATTCAGAGGGGTCTTCTGTTTTTAGATACTCTAAATATTCTCTTCTCTCTTTTTCTCTTTTTGATCTTTTTCTATTTTTAACATCATCTGCGAAGAAGTCTTTAACAACAGCTCGTCTTATGTCTTTATAAAAAGGTACTAAACCGGAATTACCTAAAAGCTCCAATACCATTCTGTTGGTTAATTCTTCTTTATTTTTCTCTCTACTTTCTTTTGTTGCATTATTAATCGACCTAAAACCCAGACTAGTCATTCGTTCCAAAGTTTTTATTATCGGCCCAAACGGCCCAGCTAAAACTCCTACCGCCGTCTTAGTAAGGCCTTTATCTTCTATTTGATCTAAACTTAGCTGGTTATATACTATTGAGTGCTTATAAGCGTCATAATCTCCCTCTCTTAAACCATCCAATGCTTTTTCATTAAACTGCTCTATCAACATAGATGGAACTAAATTAGGAATATTACCCATACTTTTTCTAGTCATAAGACTAAGCATAGTACCTACGACTTGTCGTGTTATAATATCTTCAATATCAGACTCATCCTCGGATTCATCATCAACACCAAATAGTTCTTGATCAAATGCTTGACTTAATACTGTATACAGAATAGGATACATAGTCATACGCATACCTACACCTGCTAAAATACCTAAAGCTTGAGTTCGACTTATTTCTCCTTTTCTTTGTAAAGCTCCTACAGCCATTCTTGCGGTGGCATACTCAAATAAACTAAAGTTTGCCATAAATTTATTAGCAGCCCTGTAAGCATTAACCGCGCCTCCGCCGCCTTTACCTGTTGTTCGATACTGATTTTTAATTACACTATCAAAAGGATTTTTTGATGTACCTATCATGGTAGCGGTCTGGTCAGCTTTTTTAGTTGCTTTTTCTACGGCAGCTTTATATTTATCCCCTAAGTATTTACTCTCACCTCTCCCTATATCTTTAAGATCTTTAGAAGTTAGCTTGATGCCTGTTTCAGCCTCAAATGTTGTAGCAAACTTACCATACCACATTGGTATACTTAATGATTTATCTGGAGAAGATATAATTGTTGATGCTATTTTATCTACAACAGCTGCGGTTTGTTTAACCCCCATTCTTAATATCACTTGCATTATGTTAGCGACATGGCTACGAGCAGTTCCGTCTGAAGGTGTACTCTGTAAAAACCCGGTTACATCTGCAAAACGAGAAGACAAACTTCTTGTTTCAAAAAGTCGTGTTGTCATTCTAGAGCCTAAATTATTAAGTATGTCAGTTCCTTCTTTTCTACTTAAAAAAGATAATTTTCCAAATTTCGTAAATCCTGTCATGGCGGCTTTAGGGTCAGCTATAATCATTGACATATTTGACTGAATCTCCGACACCATTCTTGTAACTGAACCAAGGATGGCTTGATACGCAATTCTTTTTACTTTATTACCTATCGAACCTAAAAAACTTACATCTCTTTGTGTCTCTCCAAATGTGACTTCTAAGATTTCAGAAACTGATTTATCTAAAGCTGATACCGCTGCTTTCTGTGCGTCAGTACTATTAGGGTCTGCCTGTATTTCAGCAGTGACCTTGTTAATTGTTTTCTTGACCCTTCTAACCTCGTTGGTCATAAAATAATCTAAAGCTACACCTGACGCCCCCTTTTCTAATGAATAAAAAGGGTCAAAACTTATAGGCTTTGCTCCTGATGTTCTAGCTTGGTTAGCCCCACCTTTAGTAGATGCTTGAGAATATTGTTCACCTCTTGTGTTTAAGTCATTTGTCTGTTGAATGTCTGACATTAAAACTACTCGGTGAGAGTATGAGTTATAAAGCTCAACTCTATTACCTCTCAAAACGGCTGAAGTAAATTTAGACAAGGGCGCTAACTTAGCGTTTTCAGTGTCTAATATGTTTAAAGCAGCCTTTTCGTTTTTAGTTAAACTTTTTTCTAGTTTATCTAAACTGATTTCTCCATCTACTGTAAACTGGTCAGATAATTCTTGAATTATTTTTCCATCTAAAGCTGTTAGTCTGCCCGTACCTTTTTTACTATTTATATCTTTAAGAGTGGCCTCAATAAATTCTACTGGATTAGGGGCTTTAGGATTAGCTTCTCCATCCACCATATTATTTAAATACTCCCTTGTTAGTTGTATAAGCCTGAGTTTATATCCTTTTTTTACAACTTTATTATCCGTATTTCTGCCTCCTAAAATTTTTCTAACTTTATTTACGCCGTCTTTTTCTAATAATGCTCTTGCTGAATCTGACTTTGCTCTCATTTTACCAACAAACACATTGTAGCTTTCAAATGTTTTAGCCAGTCTTCCAAAAGTGTTATCATAAATAGTGGTGCTGTTTAAGTTTCCAAAAGCGTTATCGACACTTGTGGCTACTGATGATCTTATTTTATCTAAAATTAAATTTTTACCAGAACGAGAATTTGTTAGAGCTATCTTTATTGATGAGCTTATGTTTTTAAAGTGTTTTAAAATACCATTTTTAGTTACTTTTTTCATCACGCTTGTAACTGGCTTAGAATCTCTGGTACTTAAAATGTCATTTAATATGTTGTTTGTGTCTACATTTACTACACCCTGAGTTAAGTTTTGCATAACCACTCTAAGAGTTTCAAGTTTAGAATAATCAAACACACCATCTTTTTCTTGAATTAGAGCGCCTATGTCTTCCTTTGTGATTTTAGCAAACTGCTTGGCTATTTCTATATCATTATCATCATTAAGCTTACTTAAGTCAGGCTTCTTGCTTTTAATTTCTTTTATGGCTTTTGTAACATCATACTCCTTAGTTTTTCTAGGCTTTTTGTCTTTCGCTTTTTTATCTTTTATGTTAATTTCTGTGCCTAACTTTAAAGATTCATCTATAGAATTTAAAATATCTAAGCCTACTTCAGTATCACGACCTATGTTTGTAAACTCTAGTTTCCCTGGTTTACCATAAAATTCAAGAAGCTGCACAGCTGCATCCAGTTTGTTTAGTGGAATATTACTTAGCTCTGTATTTGCTAAAGCTATAAGAGTATTTACTAAAGCATCATTGTTAGCTCCAAATTTTCCCTTTTTAATATTATATTTAACACCTCGACCTCTTTTATTCTTAATAGCGTTTTTAATTCTAACCAACTTAGTATTTATAGTAGCGTCATTCATTACTTTAGTAACATATTCTACTGTGCTATCAACTTGCGAATCTTTAGAAAAATCAGTTCTTAAAATTCTATTTGACATTGCTAGTGCTTGAGAAGATTTAATAATACCTCTAGACTTCAGACCTGTAATTTTATCTAACAAACTTTTTTGAGCAGCTTTGTAAGCATTTTCAGATTCCCTTGCTGCCTTAGCCTCTAGTTTTATCTGTGTTTTTAATCCATCAGAATCTATAATTAGGCTTGTTTTTTTCTTTTTGCCTTGGGTAATTCGTTTAGCCGAGGGGCCTCTTTTTTTACCAAATACACCAGGCTCTGAAGCTTGTTTCTGAAGTTGAGTTTGAGATTGTTTTTGAACATCTACATTAGGTGATCTGTTTGGGTCAATTTTATTTACTAAACTTATATTAGCTTCAGTTGCTGGCATTCCTGTCAGCTGTGTAAATTTTTCTCTTAAACCAATTAATGTGTTTGATTCTGCGTCTAGCTTTAGAGCATTCATGGCATCTCTGTTAGGATTTTGCTTAATAAACTCTACCACCTGGTCAGGAGTAATTTCTACATCTACATCAATCTGATCGGGGTCAGCAATATAAGATAAATACCCATCTTCTAGACTCACTCCTCCTCTTTCTTTAGATGCTATCCATATACTTGAAACACCACTTTCTCTAGGCGACAACCCGGTTACTCGTTTCCAGCTTTCTGGAGTAAACTTTACAACAGGGGATGCACTTTTTTTATCTCTAGATATTAAGCCTTCTAATCCAAACTCTACATCTCTAGATTCTAATTGTGTTTGCTCTTCAGTTTTAACACGAGTTATAGCGTCCGCTACCTCTTTGGCGTTCTCGGAAGTTTCTATTATTCGTTGATTAACCTCGCTTTCGTTTGTTAAACCCTGTAAATCAGCCGGCTTACCATCGTTTACATCTATTACTGTTTTTAAAATAAACTTCTCAACCTTCTTCGGTATTTTTTTTAAGGGTCTACCTGTTTTTCTGTTAATAGCTTGTACAGTTCCGTCTTCATTTAGCTGAACATCTACAGTTCTACTGCCAGGAACTCTAAATACTTGAGGCCCTCCCTTACGTTGAGATGGAGGTATGGTTTGAAAACTTTTAGGAGTTGTTGGAGTTTTAACTAAAACTGGCAACTCTAAATCTATAGTGTAAGTTTTTTTACCCCTTTTAGATCCTCGCCTTTTTATTTTAACGTCAATCCCTGGATATGCTTTTTTTATTTTATCAACCTCAGCTTCAGCCTTAGCTTTGTCGTCCGTTTGAAAAGCACTAAAAGCCGCTTCGTTACCCTTCTCTTTTACAGATTGTTGCGTTGCATCGCTATACTTTGTTGTTTTTGTAACAACATTACCATCAGCATCTACCTTTTCACTCAAGGTTTTAGACTTATTATATGTTTTTAAACCACCTATAGATATAGTGGTTACCTCTATTACTTCTGCTCCGTCTGGTAGGGCGTTTTCCGCCTCAGTAATCATGTTCTTGAAAGCATCTCCGGTAGACTCCATTTTAGCGGTAAACTGATTTGTGGGTTTACCGTTTTCGTAAACTCTTGTGAAGCCAACAAAATTAGCGGAATCGCCACTGCTACTTATAATAACATCTAACTCGCCTGTCTGTGGATTATTATATTTAGCCGTTTGTACACCCTTAGAGTCTGGACTTGTTATGTCAGAGATAACAGCTTTACCATAAGGTAGTTTTTTATCAGTATGGGTTTTACCAAATATTTTTGGAGCTGCATCTATTCTAGCTTTTTTATCTACTTGCGTTTCCGCCTCCTCGGTAGCTTGAACTGCCTCTTGGGTTTCAACTTCTTGGCTACCCGTTTCGGCAGCTTCTTGCTGGATGTTACCTTCTCCCACTCCTTCGCCATCTTGGGTAGATTCTTGTACATCCAAGCTCTCTGTGCTTGACTTTTGAATGGCATCTTTTTTCTCTTTAATTAATAATTTTTTTACATTCTCAAACTCTTGGTCTGTATATGTGTCTTTATCTATTCTATCTAGTACCTCCTGGTTAGTTACTGATGCTTCAGCTTGTGCCTGTGCCTCAGCTTCTGCTAAAGCTGTTTCTGCTGATCTATCTCTGGATTTTTCTCTATCCATGAGAGCTTTTTGCATATCACTTATTTGACGTTGAGTAGGGTCTTCAATACCATTGTTAGCGAGTTCTTTTTTAGCATCACCTTTTGTTACAGTAATAACTTCGTTAAAAGTATTTCCGTCCTGCTCTACCGTAACCTCCTCCGTCATGACTTGACTATAGTCGTCTACAATTTCAGATATCCTTTGGTCTATCTGTCTTTTTCTAAGCTTTGTTGTTTCAGACGCACTATCTGGTAATTTACTTCTTTCTATTTGTAGTTTAATTATTTCACTTTTAGCCTCGCCCTGTGGTATCATAGGGTAGGTTTTTTCTATCTCTAAAGCAAATTGAGACTCTGCTTTTATATCAGTAACAACTGCCTTTAAGTCTGGATCATTAGTTATATCTATATCCATTTTAGCAATCTGGTCAGGAGTTGCTGTTCCTATGGTTGCTAATATATAATCCTTAGTTACAAAGTCTTTACCAAGTCTGTACTGTGGTGTAATAAATGCACCACGCGCCAAAGTTATTGGAGCTGAACCAGCGCCAGCAAACCCCTCTAAACCTATCTCAGCAATATCCATTTCCTGCCCAGCTAAAAGTCTTGCGGTTGCCTCACCAAGGCTACCCCCACCAATCTCAACACCTAAACCACTGGCTACTGGAGCTATTCTTTTTCCGTATCTGGCTGCAACTGCAATTCCTTTTTGAACAGCGTTTTTAGTTACAGCTCCTTTACCAGCTTTAGCTAACTGTTTAGCAGTTCCTTTGGCTATTGCTTTACCAGTAGTACCTACTATTTTACCTGCAACACCAGCTGTTACTGCGTCAATCATACCTATAGCAAGACCTCTGGTTGCCGCCTTGTTTCTTATTCTCTGTAATGCCTCTGGGTCTTCAAGAACCAGTCTTATACCTTCTGCATCAAACTTACCTCCTTTCGCCTCAACTTCTTCTTTCATAAATTCAGTATAAGACATACCGAACTCTAACGCTAAAGATGCACCACCAAATGCGCCACCAACCGCTCCTGCGCCTGCGCCAAATAAAGCACCTGGCCCCGATACGGCTGTTAGAGTAGCACCTGCCGCTGCACCTGTCGATGCTCCTACCCCGGCAGCCGCAGCTGACGCAGGATTAAGCATAGATGAAAAAGAATCAATTAATAATTCTGGAGCAATAGATAAATTTGCGCCGAAGCCTAGCATAAATCCTAAAAATCCACCACCATTTTGCTCATATATTTTTTGAAAACTTTTCATTTCATCTGACTGCACAACACCCTCAGATTTTTTTACGGCCGCTATGTATTCTTGTAGTTCTGCATCGGTTATGTTTTTGCCCTTGGCGTACAAAGCAATAGCATCATCTACTGATTGTCCTTTGGTAAATCCATTGCCAATAGCACGATACATATCTCCCCAAAAATCAGCACTAAGAACGCCCAAAATAGGCTTGTCATCAAACGCCCAATCCAAAGCTTGACCTAACCAGCTTTCTTCAAGCCATGTTTCGTCTTCTATCTGTGGAATATTAAATTCTTCAGCTTCGTTTATTGCCTCATCTGTGCCAGATCGGTACAACTCAGTGTCAAAAATCTCTATTTCGTTTGGGTCATCAACACCTTCTACCACTTCCACATCCTCTTCTATGTTTGGTGTAACAGGAGGGGGTTGGTTTAATGAAGGGTCAGGAGTTTCGACTGGTGAAGTATCCAAGGATCCATCCTCCACCGGAGGTATTGTAGTATCTGCATCCGTATCTTCCGTTGGAGAAGTGCCAGGTAATTCTTCCTCTTTTTTTTTTAAGCCTAAAACATTTGACGCTTCTAGCTCAGCTACATCTTTAAAAGTTCCTTCTTCTAAATAATCAAACAGCCCGTCATAACCTAGAGTTGGAGCCATCTCTAAAAACTCCTCTAAACTTTTAAATGCTCCATCTATAGCATAGTCATATAAGTCTTCTAATTCAAACATATATTTATTTAATTATTTTGGTCAGTAAACAACTTTTTCATTCTTTGATTATATTCCTGTCTGGATTCACCTTCTCTTCGAGGGTTGGCAGCTCTAATTTCCATTGCACTTAATCTACCACTTGACGCTCTAACTGTGTTAACTCTGTTAGCTGCCTCATTTAATATTCTAGCTATTTCATTAGTTACATCACTATTTGTGTAATTGTCATTGTCTAATTGGAAAATAGTATTTTTACCTGCAATTCTAATCATAATAACTTCATCATCACCATCTCTATTAGGGAATAAACGATTTGTTTCAGCCGCTATCTGTTCTGATGTAGCACCAGATGGAAGTCTATCTTTTACATATTCTAATACCGCAGCATCTGCTTTCTCATCAGATATCAAAGTCATTTTTACTTTTTCGTCAGGGAATAGCTTAGCAAGGTTTGTTTTTAAACTTTTCTTCATTGCCTTACGGAATATAGTGGCAAGCTGATTTCTGTCTGTAGTATCTGTTGTAAATATTCCTCCAAGGCCTGTTTCGCTACCAGGGCCACCGCCTCCAAGCTCATCTTTAACAAGGTCAAATAGAGTTTTCCCCTCTGCATCTATTTTAGTACTATCTGTGTAGTCTGCACTAATTGCTTCTTGAGTTCCTTTTCCGCTTACAACAATACCGCTTTTTTTCAATACATCTAAATCATATCCTTGTTGCTCTAAAGCTTTTTCTATCTGAACTCTAGTGGCGTCTTTTCCAGTTAATGTTTTATAAAGACTTGTTATTTCATTTAGTAGACTAACTGGATCTTTATCTTTACTATCTACAACGCCATCTTGATTAACATCTTGAGTAGATTGAGCTGCACGCTCAATAGACACTGGCGGCATCCCGTCTCTAAATATATCTATAGTGGTTGGCTGTATATCGAAATTAGTAATTCTGCCAGCTGCACCACCCTCAACGTCAGTGTTAAGATCACTTATAAGTGTTTGCATAATAGCAGTAGCGTTAGCTTGGTCTGCTGTAAGTATATCCGCTATTTGACCAGCTTCTCCACCGATAATATCAAGTTTTTCTGTTTGCGCAGCAGAGCTTGCGTTTTCTTGTTGTCCAGTTTTAAATCCTGCTTTTTCTCGTTTATATCCAACTTGAGATTCAACTTGTAATCTAACATAATCTCTTGCTGCCTCTATCATGTCTTCAGTATATGTGTAAGTGGGCGGTGTCGTGCCAACATCTACTTTTATAAAATTATCGATAGAAGAGTTTGGGTAAAGCTGTCTAAACTGCTCTTCACTTTGAGCAAACTTATATAGATTTCCGTCCTTACCTTTAATACCATGTTGCTCTATAATATTTGCAACATTTGGAATTTGACTATCTCCAACAGCCCCTAGGCCGTCAGTAAGAACAATGCTGTCTACTATGCTTTCTCTTAGAGTATCAAAAGCTTGATAAGCTTCTCCATTCTCATCTTTAAGAATAGAGTTCATTTGTCTTGCCCCCTCTGTGGTCACTACAGCTCCACCGCCTTCTAACAGCGTGTAGTCTTCTATGTAGGAAGTTATAAAAGTACCTATATCATCTACATTATTAGCCACCAATGTTTTAACATCATACTTATTGCCATTGTCTTCATAATTTATTTTGTTATTTATTGAGCTATAAGGAAGGTAGTTTTCAGGGTGAGTATCATAGTCGGGCATAATTTGATTACCGTTTCCGTCATCAATCATCCTAACGCTATACACATTTCCTTTTGGCGACACCCAAGGAACTACATTATTTAAATTACCAAAAGATTGTAATTCATCCTTTATAAATGTTTCAGTTGCAGAAGCAATTTTAACACCATCTTCACCAAGCTGCTGTCTTTCTGTGGCTTTAACAAATGAAGCATCCCAATCTTTAGACGCGATACCCCAGTTAGCAATATTATCTTTTGCTTTTTGTATAAATTGCAAAAATTCAGCAGGCTTCATACCTCCTCTTTTAACAATACCATTTAGTGTGGTAACCTGCTCTCTCATTTGAGTTGCAAGCATATTGACTTGATCTCCTAAAGTTTTAGAGTTATAGGCATCTGCCTTTTCAAGTTGATTTAATACCGCATCTGTTTCGTCATCAATCTCTTTCTTTCGAGCCTCTCTGTCTTCAGCTATTTTATTGAAAGTTTCATTAATACCTCTTGACATTTGATTCCAGTTTACCTGGGTATTTTCCCTACCCTGGTATATCTGATAATCTAATGCGGATTCTTTTCTACTAAATTCGTTTGCCATAATTTTTTTTTAAACTGTAGAATTATTCATTCTGTCTAGGTAGACGTCATCCGCTTTTGTAGTTTTAGCACCAAACAAAGGAGCTAAATTAGCTACACCCATAGCAGTGTCTGCTACACCTTGAATGCCTTGCTGTTGAGCAAGAACTGAGGCTTGTGCTGCCTCTTTTGCCCTTAACTCTTGGTCTTTGGCATAACCTAAATCCATTGCTTTTAAATCTTGATTAATAGCATCTTTAGCATCAGCCTTCATCTTGGCATTTTTTTCTAAATCTTTTTGCATTAACAACCTTGTTTTCTCTGTGTTTGCATCAGCCGTTTGCTGAACGAGGCCTACGCCGGCAGCTAAATTTCTAGGGTCACCTTCTTGAAGTGCTTGAATGTTTTGTTGTTGAGCCGCTAAGTTAGATTCCTTAGCAAATTCATAAGCTTCTCTTGAGACTTGAAGCCCTTCGTAAAAATTCTTTTCTGCTCTTTTTCTCGCCTCCGCCATGGCTTTCTTAGACTCTCTTTCTGCTTTTGCCGCTGCGTCTGCTTGTTTACGAGCTTGACTAAATGAGCCTATCGTTCCTGCCGCGGAAGACGCCACTCCTACTACTGCTGCTGTTGTAACTGCCATATTATAATTTTTTAATCATTTCGG